TGCGCCACAGGTCACTACACCGTTCGCATCACCGCGGGGACTACATCGGGAACTGTTACCCTCTCGCAGCAGCACGCGCCACCTATGCCCGCCGTCGAGGTTCCCAAAGCGTTCCATGATGCTTTTTCCGACAGGGAGGTGCTTGAACCATGAGCGATATTATCAATGCCATTGTGCCGATTGAAGCCATTCAGCCACATCCTCGCAACTATAAAATACATCCTCCTACTCAGATTGCCGTACTCGCGGCTTCACATAAGCGTTTTCAGCAATATCGCTCTGTCGTGATCTGGCAACGCCCCAATCATGAGTATATCCAGGTAGCAGGACATGGCATTGTTGAGGCAATGAAAGAACGCGGTGTGACCCATGTGCGTGCTGACATTCTTCCAATAGATACGCCAGAGGAGGACATCGAGGGCATACTTATTGCTGACAATACCCTACCTCTCGGCGCGAGTGAGAATGAAGAGTTGCTGGCGATGCTGCTCCAAGAGCAACAAGACGCGGGCTATGACCTGGCGAGCCTGGGAAGTGATGAGGAGGCGCTGCGGCAGATGTTGGAAAGTTTGGGGGATAGTTACTTGGGCGGTGGTGGGAGCGATGGTGCAGGTGCTGGTGGCGATGAGTTTGACGTTGACCCCGACGAGATAGAGGTACGTTGCAAACGTGGGGAATTATGGCAACTAGGTAAGCATCGCTTATTGGTTGATGACTCGACTAACCCGGAGAACGTGAAACGCTTGATGCAAGGGGAGAAAGCCTCTCTCATGGCAACTGATCCGCCGTATGGTGATTCATGGGTGCAGAAAGCCAAGGATATGCAAGAGCATGGCTATGTCCATAGCCATGCTGTTCTGCATGGCTCCATTGAAAACGATGATCGCAGCGCAACCGAGCTTAAAGCTTTTCTCATGGCTTTCTTGGATGCAGCAAAGTTGGCAGGAGATGCCCCTATGCCGTTTTACGTTTGGCACGGTGCCAAACGTATCGTTTTTGAGCAAGCCCTTTTAGATACTGGACACTTTGTCCATCAGCCAGTTGTTTGGGTCAAGCCTGGGTTTGTGATTGGACGATTGCACTATCATCCTCGGTGTGAGTGGGCGTTGCATGGCTGGCGTCAAGGCAATGGGAAATGCCCGTTTTATGGAGAGCGTAACCAGTCAGATGTATGGGAAGTGGCACGAGAGAACGATAAAATACATCCAACCCAAAAACCGCTAGAACTCTTTGCTATCCCTATCCGCAATCATACGAAGCCCGATGAGATTTGCTATGAACCCTTTGCAGGCTCTGGCACGCAAATTATTAGCGCAGAACGCTTAGGGAGACGTTGCTATGCAATGGAAATAGACGAGCGATACGCTAGTGTCTGTATCACACGATGGGAAGCCGAAACAGGACAAACCGCTACATTGCTTGAGCGAGAAAGTGAGGGTGCGCATGTCTGAACAGCCCAACACTCCTACACCCTATACACCTAATGTGAAAATGAGACGGCAGGGCCAGCGTATGAACGCCAAAGAGCGCAGGGCTGCGCAAGAGAAGTTTTTGAAAAGCTTTTCCATGACGGCCAATGTCCGTGCAGCTTGCCTCAATGCTGGTATTGACAGAAGCATGGTGTATTACTGGCAAGAGCATGATACCGAGTTCTCACTCAAGTTCAACATTGCCAATGAGGAAGCCAATGATATGATTCGTGCTGCACTTTGGAGGCGAGGTGTTGAAGGGATACAAAGGCGCGTGATTAGCATGGGCCGTGTCGTCTATGAGGAAGAGCCTGTGCTTGACGCAAAAGGCAAACCTGTGCTTGACGCAAAAGGCAAACCTGTTGTAAAGCAAGGGAAACCCATCATGGAACCGGAATATAGCGATAGCTTGCTTGCACTCTTAGCTAAAGCCCGTATGCCAGAATTCCGCGAGAAAGGTCTGACCATCAACAACGTGTTACCCAAGGAATACCACTTCGACCCAAATATCGACGGCGTGGAGGATCGGGGATGACGACAGCCACAGCCACTCGCCAGAGCAACAGAGCACGCGCTCCCTTCCGTCCCTACGGCGCTGGCCTCACTGCCTGGCGTTCGGGTGCCTCTGAGTGTCTCCTTGCGGGCCCTGCTGACTGCCTTGCTGGTGAGACACGCTTATACAATCCTCTCACCAATGAGCATACACCTATCAAAGAGTTGTGCGAAAAGAAGATAGCCCCCGTAGTTCAAACACTTTGGGGGCCTGTCCAATCTGAGATACCCTTTAGAAGGGGCTTTGATAAATTGTATCGCCTCACTACAGCATCGGGGCAATCATGCCTAGTTAGTGGCCAGCATCGTGTACTGACGCAGAACGGTTGGACTTTCGTCTCTGCATGTTCTGTTGGCGAGTCGATTCTGATATCCTCGCCTTGCCCTCTTCCGTCCACTGAGGCACACAACCCTGTAGCGTCTCAGCGAGATGGTCACCATTTGAACCATAAAGGCGCAGGTTATCGGGGTGATTATTCTGAGGATCATTATCAATATGGTGAACGACTTCCGTTGGTAAAAGATACCGCCCTAGCAATTGCTCCATTACCAGACGGTGTTCACGCACATAGCCAGCATAATTGGCAGAAGGATGATCGGGTTGGTGAACAAGAACGTAGCCCGCTTTATCGATTACTCGACCTCCACGCCAATGTGGATTATTGTCGCGTACCTGAGGGATGCGGTTGTATTCGATATGATGCTTCTCAAGAAAATCTGAAACACGATGGTGATTGCTTCCAATACGACGTGCAATCTCAGCATAAGACACGCCTTCCTTTGCCCATTGGCGCACTTCATCAATATGCCGATAGCACGCGCCGCCTGTTTCCCCACTTGGTTGAATCCCCTCTTTATGAAGCAGGTTTCGTACCTGGTCGATTGTCGCATGAGATGCTTCAGCACATCGCTTGGTACTCAAAGTTTGCCGGTATGTCTCAAGAATGGTGGTCTTCTGTTCTGCTGTCAGATGTTTATAGCCTTTCATTGTTACCCTCCTACAAGTGTGATTATACGGTACAGTGGACTGTGTTGTCAAGCATCGAATATGAACGAACAGATGAGTATTTTGATTTGCATGTTCCTGGTGCTGAACACTATCTCGCTGAAGGTATCTGGCATCATAATTGCGGGAAATCGCGTACATGGTTGGAAAAGATTCATCACTGCGCTGACCGCTACCCTGGCATGCGCGGGCTGATTGTGCGTAAGACGCGCCACTCGCTCACACAGTCGGCCATGGTGACGTTTGAAAAGAAGGTGCTGCCCGAGGGTTGGCTTGGCAACCTTATTCACTTCCGTACACAAGAACAGCAGTATGAATACCCCAACGGTTCTATCATTGCAGTGGCTGGCATGGATGACGCAGAGAAAATCCAGTCGTCGGAATGGGATTTCATCTACGCGCAGGAGGCGACCGAGCTGTCTTTGGATGCCTGGGAAACAATGACCAAGTGCTTGCGCAATGGCGTCATGCCCTACCAACAACTCGCAGCTGACTGCAATCCCTCGTATCCTACGCACTGGCTCAAGGCGCGTTGTGACCGTGGGGTGACGCGCATGCTGATGGCTCGCCACGAGGACAACCCGACAATCACGCCCGAACGTATTGCGCGTCTCAAGGCACTCACTGGCGTGCGAGGATTACGCCTCTACAAGGGGATATGGGCTGCTGCGGAAGGAATGGTTTACGACGAATGGGATGCGAGTGTTCATCTCGTCACACGTGAGCAATTGAAAAAGTGGGAAGTCTTCTACACTGATGGGACACTCAACCGCCAGGTGATCCGGCATATCATCGGTGGGATAGATTGGGGATTTTCAAACCCTGGATCCTTGCTCGTTTTCGGCTTGGATAGTGACCTCAGGATGTACCTCTTGGCAGAGGTCTACCGCACACAAAGAACGGATGATTGGTGGCTCTCGGAGGCGTTGAAACTCGACCAGGAGTTTCATGTGGAGCAGTGGATCGCCGACCCGTCACAACCGGCCTATATTCGCAAGTTCAACGCGGCAGGGCTACCCACGGTTGGGGCTGAGAACGCCATTACCCCCGGCGTGACAGCTATGCAGTCGAGATTGCAGATACAGCGCGATGGACGTCCACGCTTCTATGTCTACGAGTATGCTTTGCGCGACCGCGACGAATTGCGCGATGATGCGCATCAGCCGGTGTGCTTTGAAGGCGAAATCAATGAGTATGTGTGGCCCAAAGCGAAGGATGGACAAGCACTCAAAGAGGTGCCCGTGAAGGCGCAGGACCACGCGCTCGACGCAGCTCGCTATACCGTCATGTATCTAGAGAACGGTGGCGCAATTGGCATAACCGACACCGACCGAGACACGCTCGCGGCATTGCGTCGCTATAGGGGGTACTAGCGATGAGACGATTTATTTTGACATACACTCGTGAAGGACAATCTATCGATATCGAAGGCGTGCAGTTTTCTCTTACTGAACACTTTGGCGCGCCCGTTGCATTAGAGTATTATCCTGATGATACTGACTGGGCTGGCCCGCGAGGTTTCTATAGCCTTGAGGCCATGGAATACAAACTGAATGAGTTTGGCACAATGTCTATCAAGTGGATTGATATGGAACAAGGCGAATAGCGATGGAGTATTTTGAACAGGTTAAGGCAATGCACCAGCAGGTGCGAACTTTTGTGGAAAATCACGAACCAATGTATAAAGTTGTGTCCATTGATGGATACGTAACCACGAACTATATGCCGACACTCCGCAATCAGCAAGAATTTCCACCGTCGCACGCTGAATTTATTCTCACCGAGATTATGATGCGCTTTCGTGTGAGTGCACGCTATCTTGGCAGTAACCAGGGACTCTCTTGTGATGTGTATGTTACCAGCGAAGGTAAGTTGCATATGGGTGATCGACTCATGAGCAGAAGACAGTCAGGATAGCATAAGATGGGAGTGTTTTCAACGATGTTACAGGCCGGCATAGCTGCCTACACGGCGGCTCGGCGGGTTTTTGAAGACCCGTCTATATCACATAACCAGATGTTGTACCTCAACCAGCAGGCGATGTATAACCTGCTCTGGTCGTACTACAACGGCTCCATGTTTGAGAGGATTGTGGGCGCTGCCAACGCCTGGAACTGGAACATCTAC